CAGCAACTACAAATCGGTCTTGATAAAATGTACATAATTTCGGATAACCTCTACCCATATTCCAACTGCCTAACTTCCATTGATGGCTTGGTTCACCCTCTTTAATACCATTCAGAACATTAACTTTTGCAGTCTTAGCATCAGTTACGCTTTTAATTTCAACGATACCATATTGAGTGAATGGCATAATAGATAAGTCGCAATTTACAGAACCGCCCCTAATATCAGATATATATTTAAGCCTTGCTCCAGCTTCTATCTTACCTGTATCGGTTACATTGTAGTCATTCTTAGATGTGTACGTTCTATAGTCTTTCCAAGTTTGACCATCATTGTTAGAAATCTGTAGTTTTACAGTACCTTCCCATGTACCATGCGTTGTGAATTTCCATGATAGTTCTGTATCGGTACTAAACGCTCCAACATTGTAATTGATGTTATTATAGGTCTTTTCTGTAGTCGATGCCGTGAAGTAATTTTTTCTAACCTTTTTCTCTACAACTTCGCCAGCGGACTTTGTATGAACAGCCTCTACATAGTAGGCAATTTGAATTACACTACCCACCATATCCTCTGTGAAGAGGTCTTTTGTAGATGTGATGGTATCACCATTAACAGTTAATGTATGTCCATTATCCGTATTAATTTCATCGTAAGGTTGTTCAGTTAGTTTGTAAGCACTCATTCTCCAATCAGTATCACTATATCGTGATAGCGTTTGAATAGGGTACTTACCACTACAAATGAACATTACATCGCCACTTTGGATGCAGTTTAATTCACCTACAATGTCCGCCTCAAATGGTGTTGCTACCTCAACATTGGTATACACACCATTTCGCCACACTCTAACGTATCTATCACCAAATTCAAGCATGAATGATTGGTTCTTGTTTGTTGTAAACTCAAACAGTCTAACAGGTTTATCGTTGTACTTAGCGTAACCGATAAACTGTGAACCTTGCCTACGTGCTACCGCTCCATAGGGTCTAATAACCGCATTTTCAGCAAGTAGTAATGCACTTTTATATTGTTCAAGGTCAAATCTGCTTGATACATCTGGCGATACCTCGCCAGTAGTAAATGCGACTTGTCCGATATACATAGGTTGCATATCACCAACTCCTTGCTTTCAAATAGCTAGATACATAAGGCATATCTAGTCTACGCTCTTTTGCGCTCATAGATTTTGCCTCTTGTAATGCTGCTTGATATAACTTGTACGATTGGTCGAATAAACCGCTATTGCCTGTTAGTGGCATCGCTAAATCAGATGCCATCTTACACACCAATGCTTTAACGAATATAGGGTTCATTACATCAGCATCGGTTATATCGTACACATAATCAATGTGCATCAATGGCACATCAGATACGATGTACTTTGTATTATTATCAGTTAGGTAAACATCATATTCACGTTGCTTTTCCGCTCGGTATCGTTCACCCTGTGGAATTACCGCAAGGATGCGAACACACTTTTCAGGGTATGCATACACATAACCCCAACCATCTATCTTATGTTCAGATAGCACCGCACGTTCACGCTTACGTGCAAAGTTCCATTCAAACTGCTCTAACAATACTCTACGTGTTAGATCATAATGCAATCTACATTGTCTAGCAGGTTCTGTTTCTTCCGTCATGGAACGTATTCGACCAGCATTGATAAGCGATAATGCTTGATTACAAATATCAGTAGGTGTCATATTTCCACCTTTCTATAAAAAAAGAGGGATGCATAAGCACCCCTCGTTCAATTATTCAGCAGTTTCTTCCGCTTTCTTACCACGTTTCTTTGGTGTAGGTTCTGCCTCTTCGACTTCCTCTACTTCTGCGACTTCTTCTGCACCAACAGTTTCAAACAAATCTTTGAAGTAGTCTTTATCGTATTCAGCTACTTCTTCTTTTGTAAATTCAACTGTTGTTCCCTCTTCAATTAAACCCTTTGTATTGTGATACAAAGTTACTTTTGCAATATATTCCATGTTAGCCACCTTATTTAATATTAATGCCACTTGTTAAGAATGCGGAGATTTGACCGCCAGTCATATTATTAGCGTTTACTTTGATGTATTTCTTAGCACCATTAGCTAAACGCACTTTGTATTCTGTACCAGCTGGAGCATTAGCAGCCATAGTAATGCCATGCAATAATACCGCATTAGCCATGTTTTCAGTATCAGAAGTGTAAACGTTAAACAAAGGTGTACCTGTTACTGTTTTATCAATGCGAATTACAAGGAATAAGTTAGGGTCAGCATCGCCACCATTACCATTCATCACTACATCGGAGTTAGTGTTTGTTGTAATGTCTTTTTTGAAAAAGAATGTATTTTGAGTATCAATAATCATATATATTTATCCCCCTATTAATTAAGCAGTAACTCGTGCTTCTGTGGAAAGCAATGCATCGATTTTACGTACTGGAATACCATTAGCACGTGTAACCATTTTGCCCATTTCCATATCTTCTGTGATTGTAGAACCATGTACTTTATTCTTTTGTAAACGTAAGAATGTGCGCAACTCTTGGTTCATGTACCATACTGGACGGCAGCCTGTAAGAGATTGCATTCTTTCTTCTGCACGGATCATCAAATTAATCAAATTAGGACCTGCGGAAATATCTTCTTTAATAGATTTCATATCGATATTAGCGATACGTACTACATAGCGCCAATCACGCACACACAAACCAATGTTTTGTTCAAAGTGAGTACGATATGCCTCAAACAAAGAACCATCAGGTTTAGTGATTGTAGTTTTACCTTTATCTTCTTGTTGCAAGCCAGCCTCTGTACCACGTGGATAAATACCATGTACAGTAAGAGGACCCCAACCTACAAGCCACATAGATGCAAGGTTTGCAGTACCGCCAGCATCGATAATGTTTTTAGCGCTATCAGCTTTCTTAGGGTCTAATGTATTAAAACGTGCGGATAAGCCAACAAACTTTTCAGGAGTGCTTTCATCACCATAGAAAAGTGTACGTGCGATTTCTTGACCCATAGCCTCAACGAATGCAGCATCTTCTGTAGCACGGAACGCTACAGGGTCATTAGACAACTTAACCAACTTAGCATCTACTTCGGAGTAAGCCTCTAGCATACCGCAAGTGTCGGTAATTTGTTTTGTAGTAGATTTGCTAGGTTGTACACCGCCATAAAGCATGCGCCATGTAGCATCAGGCAAGCCAGTACGTACTGTTGTTTTGTTAGATGTACCATCATTACATTCAATCATTGTCATATCTTGAATGATTTCGTTAGATTGGTTTAATTGTTCGATGATTTGTGCGATTTTTCCGTTAGGATCCATACGCTTTTGCAAATCAATTAAAGTAGGGTTTTGTGTTCCGATTGTAGCCATAAATTATTTTCTCCTTTTATTTGAACATACTCGGATATAAGTTTCTTCTGATTGCATCTTCTGACTGTGTACCACCAGTTGGTTGACCGCCACCAGCGTTATTATCTTCACCAGCCATACCAGCAATCTGTGCGAATAGTTGGATAATTTCTACACGATTACCTAAGCCATTTTCTGCTAGTAACTCACGAATATTAGGAATTGCCTTTTCCACAACTTCAACACCAGTTGCAGCTTTACCAACTGTTTCATCATATTTATTGCCTAATACCTCTTTGGTGTGTTCTGCGTAACCTTTATACTGTTCAATCAAAGCATCTTGTCTTTTCTCTTCATAAGCAGTTACAAGGTCAGTAGCGTACTTATTACCAAACTTAGCCATCTCAACTGCTTGGTCTTGCGTAGCACCTACGCTATTGAGTAGCTTAGAAAAGTCAGCTGCGATTGTTTGGTCTACTTCGCCACTATCAAAGGCTTGTGTAAAGTCATACACAGTAGGTTCTGTAGGTGGTTCTTGGTTGCCGCTTGTGTCAGCACTACCACCGCCTAAGATTGTGTCTTGGGTATTCGTGTTAGCATCCGTAGTAGGTGTACTACTATCTGCACTCGTTGTGTTATCATTCGTGCCTTGCGTTAAATCTTCTGCCATAGTCATTCACCTTTTTCCTCTAAATTTTTAAATAGTTTTTGTTGATTGATATATTCCAGTTGTGCTTGGTGGTATTTGAGTACACCCTCAACACCATCACCGATAGCACCAAGCATTTGCATATACTTTAGACCTACACTTCTTTTCCCCTCGTTGAAAAAGGTTTCTGAATTGCCAGTAAACGAACGCTTTAGAATGTCCGTATTGTCTAAAAGCCTACAAAAAAACCACCTACCTAGTTCTGTACTAAGTACGTGGTTAAGTGCATCAATATCACGATCACGAATATAATCTTGTTTAGTTTTCATCTACACCCCCATACCCATTAACTGTTGCATAACTGGGTTTCCGTCATTGGCTGCATCTGTTGCTTGTTTAGCTGCTCCAGCCATTTGAGGTGCTAGTTGTGCCATTTGCATTGCTTGTGCTTGTTCTTCTTGCTCTTGTTGTGCTTGTTGTTGTTTCTCCATGATTTGTTGGTACTCATCATTAGAACGGATAACCCTAGCCGGTACACCAAGGTTTACACCATAAATGTCCGCCGCCTCTTCAAAGTTAAACTTTTGAACGATGTTAGCATTGCCCTGTGCTAATGACATTATGAAAGCATAGTACTGTTCGATATTCACCAAAGATGACATTTTCTGTGCTTGTGCTAATGGAGATATGTATTCAATCTTTACATCCATTCCATTTAGCATTTCAGCAGTTTGTTCATCGATTGGTGGAAATATTCCAGCCCTATCTAGGATGCCATAAGTACGTTCAATGATTGGGTTTAAAAACTCACTTTGTAAGCGTTCAACTACAGGGCCTAACTGTTGCATTTTTTCTTGTGTACGCTCCATAACTTCACGTGCGGTCATTTGTCCGCTATCGATGTTATCAAGCATCAAGAATAAGTCAGCGCTATAGGCACGTTTAATGCTTTCAGATACAAACTGTATCTTAGCTTGTACGTTTGCAACATCAATACCTACATTGAATATCGGTTCAACCTTACCGCCAGTATCAACTTCCGTTACACCGCCCGGAAATAGATTTACACTACCAATCACATCAGATGTAGCACTCATAGGTGGTTTAATACCTAATTCAATAGCCGTTACTAAATCTTTCTCTAAAAGTTGTAACATCTGTGCATCGGACTGTGCGAACCATGCACACCCTTTACCATAACCACTTAGATCATGTGTGGTGTGTCTAGCAATAGGAATAGACCATTCCTCAAAGCCACTATGTCTTAGTACCTCATCGGAGTTGCTCCCCTCTATCCAATAAATAGATGAGTAAGGCATATTCTTATTACCTAGTTTCCCATTGCGGTCTTTATTAGGTGTAACCAACCAACACACAACATGAGTTGTTGCATTACCTTTGCCATCGTCATATTCACGTTTGACTTGTTCAGTACAAGCATCATACCCAAACTCTTCAACAAGCTGGTCTGCAGTCATTCGGTATTTTCTACCAAAGGTGTTTACTTCACCATTACTGCCACACTCTAATGCATATGTACCGATTGGATAAGATGTAAACCTTACACCAAACTTAGGGTCAGGCATGATAGACATAGGCGCTTGACCAAATGGTAACTCCATATAGGCTTGATGCACTACGTTATAGAAATTAGACTTAGCAAATACTGCGTAGAGTATCTCTTCACGTTCATCAAGTACCTTACTAACATCACTATTAGCTGCTAGGTCAGTATTCTCTAATGTTAGCTTGAACCACTTTCGACTAGGTGGTGTCATGCCACTCATTACACCTGATGCGAATATTTGGCAACTTTCCCAAGCCACACCATTATTAATCTTATCGGTGTAGACTTTCGATTGGTCTTGTTCATCATCAAATAGTCCAAGGAAAGGTAGTTGATAATCTCGAATATCTTTCCACTTAGCAACGTACTTTTGACGATTGTTGAACATAGCATTAAACTTTGCCTTAATTTTCGTGTAATCACGTTTCTTAGGCATCGCATTTGTCGGTTGTCTAGCAAGCGTTGATAGGATAGTTCCTTGCATTATTAACCCCCTAATGTGTTCTTAGTGCCAGTTGTTGCCGTGGAAAGAATTGTACTTTCATAACCACGTTTGCCCTTACGCTTTTTAGCGTACCAATCCTCACCAGTTATTGTAGTAGCATCATCCGTTTGTACAGTTGGTGCTGGTGCTGGCATTGGTGTATCAGGCATCTTATTTTTCATGCACATTAAATCACCCCTTATCTTTTAAATGGATCATACTCTGTGTTCGCATGAACCCTACTCCCTACATTCACTTTTTTATTGACCCTGAACGCAAAGGTCAAGGCTAATGCATCGCCCTTATTCGGTGATGGTAAGCCACGTTCTTTCATATCCTTTTTACTTTCAAGTTGTATTCGTCCATTCTTATCGATGATAGCCTCAGGTCCTACAATATCATCATAGAGTGCTTGGTCATTAGGTGGAATAGAACCGCCCTCTTTTAGCCATTCTTTCATCTCGCCCCACATATACGCTCTCATGTTGAGATACATATCATTAGGTGCTTTACCACCAAAGGCAACTAACCGCCATCGTCTACCCATTGACTTACCAATACTATAAATACCTGTGCCGTAGCCTTGGTCAATGAACACCGCATCTGCTTTGTATTCATCCTCAAACTGTGCAATAAGGTTAGCCATACGCATATCATCATCATTCTTTTCGATAGTTGCCAAACACTTCATGGAGTAGCCATTGCGCATTACGATTTCCAATGTATCACCGCCAGTCCACGCAGGGTCTACACCGATTATTACAGGCAGGTTGTTAAACTCACCAACTCTGTACACTCTCTTTTGTGCCTCGTCTACGATTGATGCGGATATAAACTGTGTATCAGATGCACTAGGGAATAACCCTCTTACACGTACCTTTACAAAGTCGCTATCCTCACCATGAATATCAACCCATTCTTGCAACTTGGCTTTGTTTGAGATTTTAACAGTACGGCTATCAATCTGATATGTAGTCCAGTAGCTACGATGCTTTCTAAAACATTCTCTAAACCTACCGCTATTACGTGTAGGGTTTCCAAATACACACCATATAATTTCTGTTTCCTTATCCGTTAAAGCACCCTCTGTTACTTCCCATATCTTATCGGAAATAGCTGATGCCTCATCGAATATGATAAGTATTCTGTTACCTTGATTGTGCAAACCAGCGAATGCCTCTGGGTTGCTTTCACTCCACGGAATAGCATCTATCCGCCACGTTTTCTCATACTGTTTATCAGCACTAAACAATGCGGTAGCAGTATAGGTGAATAACTCTTTACCTATGAATAGGTTGTACCACTTATTCAACTCAGCCCAAGTCTTAGACTTTAACTGTGTATCAGTATTAGCAGTAACTACCCCTCTTGTATTCTCATGTGTAGCAATAGCAAATAATATCAACAATGAAGAAAAGGCTGACTTACCAATACCATGACCTGATGCAACTGCAATTTGTATTGCCTTAGCTAATGACTTTCCCTTGCGTAATTCTTCGCCTATTTTCTTGAAAGTCTTTACTTGCCATTCGTCAGGTCCATCAAAGTTTTCAAGCGGTGTTCCTTTTTCACCCCAAGGGAATGCGAAGTAGACAAAACCTAATGGATCATGAGTGAACGAACCCAACGCATCAATCAGTTGTGCCTTGTTGTACTTCATCAGATTTCACCCTTGCTTGTTTCATCCTATCGGATATATCAATCTCTATTTCTGCATCTAGTTTCACCTTATCGGTAAATAACATATGCCGTTTACCTAAGAGTTCAGCAGCCTTAGTTCTATCAGCAACTGACACATCTAAACCAAATGCATCTTTTTCTTCGCCGTTCATGACCTTAGTTAGGTACTCTAGCACTTCATCAGCCGTTGCGATTGTGTTTTTACTACGCTCGTTCATGACTGCATCTATATATTGGCGCACCTTAGGTTTTCTTAGCATCTTACTTCCTGTTACACTTGCACTGTTTTCTGCATATCCAGCCTTAATAGCACTCTGTGTTGCATTGGTAGTCTTGATATACTCATCTGCAAATATACGTTCTTTTCCTGTTAAGGTGTTAGCATCTGCCATATATCAATCACCACCTTTATATGTCTTAACTAAAAAAAGTAACACCTCGTGTTGCTTGGTGCTACTGTACTCACTTTCTTTTTTATAGAGTTGTCCTTGTTTAAAGGTCTTACCCTTTTTGTACTTGTGAGGGAATGTTAGTTTATATTCCTCTTCCGTGTACATTCTACTGACAATATATATCTTGCAAGGCTTATCGTATTTGCTCCATGATTGCCTTACATCAACTACATATCGTCTGCCGTTCATCTGTAATGCTTTAAGCAGTTTCTTTATCGTTGGTTGGTAATTCACATCCAACACCACACAATACCGATTAAGATTAATACACCACATACGATAGCTAAACCATCGATGAGTGTAATCATTGTATCGCCACGATGTTCATAAGCGTATTTTGCCTTAGCTTGTAACTCTTTATTGTTCAAGTCCTTGGCTGCTTGTTTGAATAGCTTTCTATCTTCAATGAATTGTTTGATTGCTTTAATCATTTCAGCACTTCGCCACCTTTCCTTTTTAATTTGCCATGTGATCTAACACATAAGCCATAATTACCTTTACTTGCACCGCCACAAGTAATATATGTTTGACATAAGCCGTCATATTCTATTGTCTTTGCGGTACACACTCCTTTTTTGTTGTTCAAGCATTTACTTTTACAACACAAAACATCCGTCATAATCTCCCCTTTATGATAGATTTATACAAAAATTGGAGTATATCGCCGTGGATATACCCCATTATGTGATAGATTTATTCTGTTTTCCTGTATTAATCACTCAAAACTAGGTGCGTTGTTGATGACATGACAATTTATGCTTTTTGAGGTTCAACTATGAATAAGGAAAAACAAAGTTGGAAAAGAGAAACACACCTAGTTTTCAATAATCACTTACACACTCAATACCAACAACTAACATTTTGATGGATCGTAATCGTGTTAGGTTAAGTAACAACAAGAATATGAATAAGTTTCTTTTGGAGGCTGCTAGTTGTCAGTATTCAATGTGTAACCAATAAAGGGTAAGTTCGTATCTGTAAATGTATAATGTATAAGCTATATATGCGATGATATTCGACTCACCCTATATCAGTTTGCAGTAAAATTTACATATAAAATTTTGTCATAACACTTACTTTCAGATTGAAATTAGAAAAAAGTATAGTGTTGTTTCCTTAGCTATCAATTATGGTTGCGCTGCTACTCTGCGACCGTTAGCGCTATACGTTCCATTTCGCCCATATACAACAAAGGCGCACTCTTATTTGGGTGCGCTTGTTGTTGTGTTTTGATTTGTCCTAAGGAAAGAGTGAGTACAAGTCGCTTAGTGGCAACTTCTACATATATATTATACCTAATAGCAAACTATAGGTACACGGACAATCACGGACATTTACGGACATTATAGGACAAGTTTTTGTCCAAATTCCAATAGCGCCTTTTGTTTGTATCGTTGTGCTTGTTTTTCTGAGTAATTACCAATCATCTTGTACGCATCCTCTGTTGAGTTGTTAAGAATAAACTCATATCGCAATATGATTGCCCCTAACTTTTCGTTTAATGCATCAACACGCTTGATCGCATCGATTTTCAAATCGGTTAATTCATCGATACGTTTATTTCTTTCTGCTACAGTATCAAGGAATTTAGCCATGCTACCATCTAAGCCTTGCGGAGTTCCGCCACCACTAACCCTATCTTTTGAATAATCGATTGCACCTATTGACATCATATTACTTCTCAATAGGTTAATCTCTTTTTTTATAGACTCGATTTGAGTTTCTACTAACTTAACTGGTTTCAGATACTCAACCGCTTTTTCTATTAGTTTCTTTTCGTCTAATTCGTTCAAATATTACTCACCACCAAACATAACACCAGCACCAAAGATAATTAATATAATACCAATTATCGCCTGTACGAATAACATTCGCACACATCCCTCTTCAAACGTATCAAAGGCATCGTTTAAAATCGCTGCTAAAAAAGGCGAAATACCTAATATCATTCCAATTGTAATTAAATTTTCAGCCATCTGTTTATACCTCTGCTAGTTTTGCATAGTTCCAAGACATTACATCTTCATCATTATTAGTACTCCAAGATGTTGTACCGCATAACCAAGCATATACTTTACCATCTTTAAAATATGCAAAATATCTTTTCTCCCAATCATCTTGTTCATTTGCTTTAACCAATATAGGTGTATCAACCTTTACTTTAGACCAATCAACAATGCCTAATTCCTCTTCGATGCTAAATACCTCATTTGGTTTTAGCTTAGGTAGTATTGTTATAAACCCAGTTGCACCAATACATTTTTCACAACTACTTATCCGTAATCCATCCCCATCATCAAACATGATTGGCTTTTCATTTGTTAGATATATGTTATCGTAATTATCCGCCACAATATATCTCCATCCAGCATCATATAGCTTTTGAAGTAGCCATTCTCTACCTTGTTCATCTGTGATCATACTCTATTCACTCCCCTTATATTTAAAATAATAATTGGCAAACGCTTTTATTCGCTCTACATCTTCATCGGTGGCACAGTCCAAATTGCACAACCAATAGTCAAATTCTATCCACCTTTCTTGGTGTTTATAAAGGAATACGCATCTATCCATCATTTCCTTTGTATATGGTACACACAATTCGCCGTCTACTTCTATTGCGAACCTATTGTGTTTAGCAAGCAGTCCAGTTCCTACCATTTACACATCCACTTTCCTATATTTTCACTCCACTCAAATTTAGCTACATCATATAGTTCAAAATCATCAATGGTTTCTCTTACCTTACCTATATAGAACACTTCCTCTTCACTCTCTACTGTAAGCTGGCATAAGAAATAAAATGCATCTTGATAGCTTTGAGGTGCGATGTAAAAATCGGAGTGTTCAACGTAACCACTATAGTTTGTCATTTTGCTTTTCTTTCCATTGTTTCAACGCATTATTCCACTCTTCTTTACGCTCGTTTTCAACAAATTCTATATATTCACCAATCGCTTTTCTTCGTATTAATCTTGTATATTCTTCTAATGATATTCGTCCGTTTCTTAAATCAAACATGCTTATCATTATTTCAATATTTACACCATTTATACAATATCTAGCAAAGATACCGCCTACCCCATGTTCAATGATGGGTTTGTAAATATCGTTTCCACTCACTATCGTTAAAGCACCTGATAGCAATTCAAAATCCATCATACTCACCTCTTATGATAGGGCGGATATTTCACCGCCCATATCCTTTACTTAATCAAAACATAAAGTAACGCACATACTATGAAAACTAAAGGCACTATCGCCACACCTACGGCAAAATACGTAAGTAGTTTTAACTCTTTTTCTTTTCGTTGCCGTTCTGCCTCTAGTATCCACAGGATATAGCCTTTTCGTTGTGGCACATTAATTCTTCTAGGACTGCACATTATTTATTCGCTTTCAACTCTTCAACTTCTGCCACTAATTGAGTAACCAATGTTTCAAGTTCTTTGATTTTGCCTTTATGGTTTAACTCATATTCAGAACCTTTGCCCAATCTAAAATTCACACTAGCATTTACCATTTTTTCAGAACCAAGTGTACCACCTACGCTAAACATTACGTGTTCATTTGGTGCGTAGAAAGCACCTAATGCTACTGCACTATGTCCTTTGTAATGACCGTAACCAACGGAGAATGTCATTTTATCGTCTTTGTTGTATCCAAGATAATGAAGTGCGGATAACGCTGCATTCGCTGCACCAGCTTTACCAATTTCACGTTCTACGTTGCGTGTCATACCACGTTCTAGGCTTTCAATGCGGTTTTCATGGTTTTCTAACACGTTCGCATGGTCTACTAAAGTTTGTTCATGAGATTGTAATTGTTGTTCATGGTTGTTAATGATCGTTGCGTGATTGTTGATTACTGTTTCATGACGATTAATTGCATCTGTATTTGCTTTGATGTTGCCAGCATTTACTTTGATAGCATCTGTATTATCTTGAATGGCTTTAGAATTTGCCCCTACACGCTCGTTTGTAGCATTAATGGAGTTAGTAATCGTTGTATAATTGTTATCCACCTTAGCGGTTAAATTTTTGATGTTGTTTACATTGCGGTCTACACGGATATTCAAGCATTTAATATCTTTATCGTGTTTTACTAACTTAGCACCCATAGATGCGATTTCATCGTAGGCAGCGTACAACTGACTGCCATTGACTGCATCTGTAGATGCTGCATCAACTTGTCCAGCTGCAACATTTGTAATTTGGCGGTTGTAATATTTAACACCACCAAAACCAGCTCTATCTTTAGAACCAACACTCACTACAGATTGAGGGTTTTCACCAGCGAAAACGTGAGTAACCCCATTTAATACCACTTGTTGTGTAGGTACTGGGTTATCTGTTACGGAATTAGTACCCAACGCTAAACTATTACTTTTGTCAGCGATTGTATTATTACCAATAGCGTATGCATCCCATGCAGTCGCTTTACCATGAGTGCCTACTACTGTTGCACCCTGTCCAGCGGTTTCGGAGTTAGCACCGATTACCACTTGCTCTTGGTTGCTATTGGTTTTGTTGTTGTAACCGATGATTGTAGTTTGGTTAGCACTTACTGTTCCGTTATTGCTACCGATAACTGTTGTATCGTTACCGCTAACTTTATTATCTCGACCTAAAACGATTGTGCTAGTTCCTGTAACTACTGTATTCACACCTAGCGCTGCGGAGTTGTAACCGCTAACTACTGGTGCAGTAGTGTTTGGTTCTACTTGACCTACTACTAAACCATTTGCAAATGTGCTGCCTGTAACTGCTGCCATAACCATTGTTGCTAATACTAATTTGTTGTTCATGTTAATTTCTCCTTTTATGTTAATTAATTTAGAAAACTTATTTACCTGTGCTGCCATATCCGCCAGCACCTCTTTCTGTTTGGCTCAAGTCATCGACTTCTAATACATCGACCATTGCTACTGGTACGATGATTAATTGTGCGATGCGATCACCTCTAAATATCATGTAATCGCTACAAGATACATTTTCATATGCAATACTCAATTCACCTCTATAGTCAGCATCAATAATACCTACGCTATTTGCACATCTTAGAGGTGTTTTACTCATACTACTTCGTGGCACTAATAACCCCATGTGTCCTTTCGGTATCTCTACCGCCACCCCTAACGGAATTTTCTTTTGACTATCAGCAGGCACTTTGATATGAAACGGACAATACAAATCTAACCCAGCTGCATCTTCACTACCTCTTGTTGGTAGTTGTGCATATTCACTAACCAACTTTACTTTCATTTTTTCTTTCAAAATTCCACTCCTAACATCATCAATGCACGTTTGACTGTTTTATAATCAGCACCAACTTGATAACTCATTGCCCTTAATGACATTCCAGCTTGATGCATTTTTAATAATGAATTTCCATCCAACTCACTTGCACGTGTATATGTTTTCTGTGGTTTTGTACCTTTCAAACCCAAACAACATAACGCTCTGCCAGCACTTATATTTCCGTAAACACAAGCTGCTAACGCAAGCCAATTTAAGTTATTATCAGGAACAAACTCACTCATATTAACTGCCATGTTCCTCACTCCATTCACTTTCCTTATAGATGCGGAAGAAATCATCCGCACTCAACACCACTAACCAAGGCTTATTACTCTTTTTCCAAGCTACTATAGGCATATCGCCATTATCTGCAGCTATTGCATCGTGTTCAGCTTGCTCATATGCTTTACGCACGTTGAGGTTTTCCACAAACTTCACCTCTTGATGTATATTTGGTAAACCTACACAGTCGCTTGCATCACCTGTATTACCACAATACTGTGCAGTTCTTCGGACTTTATCGAACCCATTGGCTCTACATACATCTCGCCACATTCTTTCACCACGCTTACCTTTATCTCGGCTATTTATTGGCAATGATCATCACCCCTCTACATATTCTTCACATCTCTTCAAGATGTCTTCCACCAGCTCCAACGGAATATGCGACCTTGTGTTATATCGATTAATACCAGTAGTATTTAACTTGTTGAATTTAATGGTGTTCTTTATATCATCTTTCAATAACTTCAAATCAATATTGCTACCAAACTTTGTTGGTTTCTTAACTGGGTAATCATAATTGTTGTAGTAAGTTAGGTTTTCATACGGAATATCAAACCCTATTACATTTTTGATGTATTCCCATATCCGCCCATATGCAGGGTTTTCAAGCACAAATACTTTAGGTTTATACCGCTCAATGATTTTCAACGTATTGTATATGCACATCTCACCATTGATGCGTGTTAGAAATGACTTATCATACTTGAATTGGTAGTTTTCATAATCAGCTTGATTCCTGATTGTGAATTTACTTCCTTGTTCATATTCACCAAATAGGTTGATAGTCATATCCTTTTCTTGTTTCCAGCAAGCATTTCCACCTTTCATCGCACTTGCCACGCTCCAGCTTTCACAAGGTGGACTAGCTAGAATAACATCAGGTCTATCTAGCTTATCCAACTGTTCCCATAGTGCGTTTGGTTTATGTAGCGTATTAATTGCCAAGTCTTGGTTGATACACGCATCACCAATCCCTATTGATGTGATCGTGTGTTGCCCCCCCCATATTCACGTTATATTCATCTACCGCTTGACGATAGCAGCCATTGCCATCATCAAATAACCCCCAAATATGCATCCTCTTTTCCGTTCACCTCAATCAATCACAGTACATCCATACTTCGCTTTTCTCATACGATGCTTAACTTTCTTTACGTTGTTCCCCAAGTACGCTAACACATCATTTTGTTTGATTGCGTTATCTTGCATCGTTTCCCTTTTGCGTTTATACATTCGGTAAGCTGGACACTTTACGTGGCAAGCTACCTCTCTGTATTCGCATCCCTTACATGGTGCATTCAATATTAATACTCCCTATTCCTCGTTTTCCTCTATCTCTTCAACTTCCACTTCGTCATACCAATCATACAAATCACACGTATCTACATCTTCTGTAAGTTCAATTACATTAGCTTGTTGTACAGCTTCTTCATAACTTTCACACTCTACAATTTTTGAAAACCCAACTTTTACATAGCCTGTAATTTTAAATTCTTTCATATCATCACCTCTTAGAACGGAATATTTTCATCTTGCGGTTGCTCAAAACTATCAAAGTTACTAGATGCAGTTTCATCATTTGTTAGTGATGTACCTACAAAGTTTGCTACAACTTCTGTTACGTAGCGTTTCTGTCCATCTTGTGTTTCATAGCTACGTGTTTGAAGTCTACCCTCTACGAACGCTCTATTGCCTTTCCTCAAATTACCAATGCTTTCGCCTAGCTTTCCCCAAGCCACACAGTTGATGAAAGCGGTTTGTTCTTTTGTTTGCCCCTCACTATCTAAATAAGTGTTGCTTGCTGCAACTGTGAATGTTGCAACTGCCTTTCCACTTTGTGTATAACGCACTTCTGGATCACGTGCTAAATTACCCATAATTTGTACTGTATTCATTCAATTCTCCTTTATATCTTTTGCTCGATGCACATTGTTCCTTTGTACACCTTGATGATTTCCTCTAAACTCTCAAAGGTCTTTGTGTCCGCTTTTACAATCATTTGCATCTGTTGAGATGCCTCTTCTTGCGTTTCCACATTTAGCGGTATCTCAATAGTGATTACCATCTTTCGTTTTTTACTTAGCATTTATACCCCTTACCAATAACTAAGCTGGTTTAGTTCAGCCTCTACATCATCAATAAACACATCGTAGCTAGGATGAATGTGGCAATCGACTGTTGCCTCATTCCTCATGATTTCAAGTAAGTTTTCAATCTTGGTTCTTGCTTGTGCCTCGTTGTTAGCCAGTACTTGAAAACTAACATTGAATGATACATTCACACTTACATCAAACTCTTTTACTCTTTCCCTCACGTTTAACCCCCTATCGCTTGTTTTAATAACTCTTTCCCTTTATCAGATATTTTGCTTTTGTTGATTATTTCTGTTACATCTACTGGTTCTTTTGCTACCTCTACCAAGTTACCTGTGGCAGTCATTTCGATTTGCTTTTGACCAGCACCAATCAATGCACGTTCACGTTCTGCTTTCTCTCTTGCTTTAAGTAGCAAGTGATTGTCTTTAATCGAATTAGACAATCTTAATCGTTCACGCTCTCTTGTTTCTTGCACTTCATAGTTTTTTACAAACTGCGCCCTACATGATGTTTCGTTGAAGTTATCGCCGTTTTGAGGGTCAAATGATTTCCAAATCGCTTTGGCACATTGCTTTGTTAAACCATCTAATTTGTCTAAACCCTTTTCGTAGCCATATGATCGTGCTACTTGATACACCCTTTCCCAAGCATCTTGTGCGGTTGGAAGTTCCTCATGTGCGTTTACAAAGGCACTTAATGCGGAACATTCCTCTCTAATTTCGGCAATCGTTGGTAAGAATTTACATCTATCAATCAGATTGCTTATCGCTTGTTCAAGGGTAACTGGGTTTACGTTAGATAACTTTGTTACATACAACATCATGCGTTGCTCTGACATATCAGTAGACCACGCTATCTGTAACATCGATAGTGCTTTCAAAGTCTGTTGTTGGTTGTTCAGTATCTACACCCCCTAACTTATTCATCAAGTTATTAACTACGTTGATTGCATCTTCCTTGCTATTCTTTTTAGAATTAGGTTTTCTGTATTCGCTACGCTCCCAAGTCCTAACCGCTGCTTGCCAGTTCTTCATAGAGTTTTTACCAACTCTCCAACCATTACTTTCGTAATAATCAAAGAAATGTTGTGCATCTACTTTATTACCTCTTTCAATGCAGTATGCTTTGATTTCAGATAGAGTGGGTTTTTCAAAACGCTTGCGTTTTGTTGTAGTGCTTGCACTACTATGTATCTCTTTCTCTATCTCTATATCTTTCTCTATCTCTATCTCTGGTGTAGATTTCTCAAAGATTTCTTCAAGATTTCTTGATTGAGTTAGTTTCTTTTGTTTCCTTTCATCTGATATTCTTCGGTCATAAAGCCTTTGTCTATCAGCTTCTGTACTGCCTTTACCTATGAAGTTCTGAATATCCAACATATAGATAGCACCATTTTCTAGTATTTCTATAAGTCCTAATTCTTTAAACATAGATAATGCTTGTTTGATAGTGCCTACTTGATGCCCTGTTACGCTTGCCAACATTTCTGCATTGTAAGGAATGCGATCATTAACCACCAACTTTCCATCATTCTTTAGACTTCGTAGGTAGAGTTTTAAAAGAATATTGCTATACAAGTATCCGTCTTTCATACTTTCCAATATCTTTAACTCATCACTATCAAAGAAATTATCTTTTAATCTAAGATAGTAATATTTTTTGTTATCGCTCATAGGCTAGTCCTTGTTTAGACTTTCGATAAACTCTTCTTCCGTTAAAGGTTTACCTAGCGTAGCAATTCTAGTTAGCACTTTTGCGATTTCTTCTCTCTCGTTTTCTACAATCAATACACTATTAACCATCGCACAGATTGCACTTAGTTCTTCAATTATTCTGTTATTGAATGTTTGTTCACCTTGGTCTGCTTTGTAAAACTCAATACGATTTTCAACATATGCACTAATCATTACTAATTCGTTCATATTCATCTGTCCTCTTTTCTACTTCCTCTAACAAGTGTTTACGTATCTCTTTTGCGAACACTCCATGTGCTTGATTGTGGCATTGCATACACAAGCAAGCTAGATTTCTCAATTCACTTAAACCGCCTTGTGAACGGAACACTATGTGGTGGCATTGTTCAGCCCTGTAGCCACATATAACGCATTGTCCGTTATCACGTTCATAGGCTTGTTTTCGTGTTACTGAATATAGTTTGTTATCCCTTTTCTTTCTTTTGTTCACTCTCCCACCCCTCTATGAGTGATTGAATGTACTCACTAGGTTCTAACTTGATACCCAGTTGTTCACATTCATCTGTTAAACACTCAATAAGCCTTGCCATTTCTTGTTGGTTATATACTGACGAACCGTGGTAACACATTATGTTGTGATACCCCTTTAAACTTTGGCACTCACCAGCATCTTCGGCTATCCAACCGATGCCGTGTGCTTGCCATATCGTTATGTAGCGTTCAACTGCATCCTCACGGACTGGAACATATGTGAAATGTCCACAGTCCTTTATAGCCTTTTTGTACACATCCTCTTTTGTTGTGTAGCTATTTTTGCTTAATTCGACTGCAATCTTCTGTGCTATAAGCCAACAGTAAGAATTAGCATTTAGACTTCTTGATTTGGTTTTACGTTTGATTTCTACTGTGTATTCTTTGTCAGTAGTAATCTTTGATAAATTATTGTCCTGTGGTGCAGGTATTACTACCATTACACCTAGTGGACCTCTTAACAGTCCTACGTTAGTTGTTGTCCACTTCATCGCTTGGCATACCTTTGAGCATTCACCCAATTAAACGATTGCTGATAGTGTTCTTGTGTTAGTTCAGATGGTTTCTTAACCTTTAATGTTTCCGTTACATAACGGACTAAATCATCCTCACTAATACCACCTTGTGTAGCTCTAGCTTTTAGAGTTTGCCAGTTGTACACAGTTTCTTGCGTTTGTTGTACTGGCTTTTTGCTATTGTCCATTGTGTCAGCATCTTTTGTATCATCGATACACAACAACGCATTGAGTGCGTACTTTCTAGCGTAAGATGATGTAGCACCTGTAATTTGGCTTTCATCCATACCTTTTTTTGTATCAGGCTCTCTTGCGTATGCAGTCGCACTTACACACTCTCTGCCATCAGTAATTTTTGCGGTAGCTTTTACATAGTATCGCTCACCAATTTGTACAATTTCATCATCAATGAGAAGTGCTAAGTTATGTTCTTTCAACAATGGTTTAACACCTTCTAAAATATCCTCACAACTGCGGTAGTTGTATTTACCAAATGAGTTATATTGCCCTTTAGGTGCTTTCAACTTATGTTGAATATCGCCAACCCTTTGATTTAAAACTACTTGGCTATCAGTTATTTTTTCTATGTTCTCCATGTTTCACCTACTCAATATCGTTTAAAGATTTCATCAACTGTCAAAGGTTTTTTTGCATAATTTGATAACGCATCAGTTATCAAAAAGCATTCATCTATAGTAAACGGCTTTTTACCTATTTCTTTGTGGCAGTATGAAACCCTACTCTTTTTTATAATGTCAGCCATCATATCTTGATTTATGCCATATACTTTTCTAATGCTTATTAATCTCTCGTATCTTTTCATTATTCGCACCTAACCAATCTGCAAATTCATGTGTTTTTCAATTCTTGCACCAGCTACTTCTTGTTCGTTCTTGATAGCTTTTTTGATTGCCACCTTATCAGCTGCGATTGTTACTTTTCTAAACTCATCAGGTAGTGCATCCAAGTTATCAATCTCTACTGTTTCGCTTTCTTTGTAGTAACATTTGAATTGTCCAACTTTCTTTTCTGTTAGTTGGTTTTCTTTCATGACATGATCAATGTTATTTTTCAATCGTTCAGTCATGTTTTCTAAAGTCTTAGCTTTAGCACTTAGCCGTTTTGACTCATCCTTAAATGCTTGAATATCGCCTTTAATGTTTCGGATAAACATTGCAGTATTTTCGATTTTTTCATCGATACTGCAATCTAACATATCCAAAGTATCTTGGATGGCTTGCATATCCTCTTCGGTTTCAGCAACCTCTAACATCGCTTGCAACTCTTTATAATCTTTATTTAGTTCATATAAACTTGGCATTCAAATTCTCCTTGTGTTAAAATACAAGTAGAGTATTTTCCAATATCTCTACACAAAGTCCGCTGAAACTTCTTCTACACTTTTCACTAGCGGACTTTTTTATTTTCATAAAAAGCTATTTCTTCTTCCCATTTACTACTTAGTAACCACATCGTTACACCTAATAGGCTTTGACAAATGAATGTCCACATATCGATGTTATCTAGTTCTAAGCTACCCATACCGCCTACCACTAATACTGCTGATATGATTTTCATTCCATAACACAACTTAATCATTTAAATCTTCTCCTACGATCACTAGCATTTGGCTGGTGATTTTTTTTATTTCACTCTTTAACTTTTTGTTTTCTTTTTCTAGCCGCTCTACCTCGTTTTTTAATTTTCTGTAACCAATAGCAGAATATTCACTTTCAACTCCTGCTAGTGCTTCAACCTCTTTTTTACTAAACCTTACACCGCTTACATTCGGTAGTTGTTTCAGCTTACCTTTATTTCTTAGGTCATATACTGCAGTTAGTGAAATTTGAAATAGTTCCGCTACTTGGTTAGCCGTGTATACTAGGCTCTCCATCGCTTTTCGTTCCTTGCGTGGAGGTCAGCCGTTCTAGCTAACTTTACCCAAGATAGAATAACTTTCTTATTCCATCTTGATTGGTTACGTTTAGACCATTTAGCCTTGATGAGTTTCCGCCAGTATTGTGCGTATTCATCATTTCTGCCTGCATAACCAAATGTAGGTAGTTTTCTTCCGTACATTCGATTTGCTACCCTTAAATCTTTTTGATTTTGAACTAACATAAAACCGCCTCTCCAAATTACAGTTTAAATGTAATTTTAGTGCAAAAAAATATTACAGAAAAATAATTCTGTGGTACGGAACACCATATAAATTTTCAATCTTTTTCAATACATGAACATCAGGAGAAGATTTCCCTTTCTCATAGTTGATTAGCGTGTATTCGCTAATCCCCAGCATTTCTGCTGCTTTCTTTTGAGTTAGTCCAGCATTTACTCTAGCTGCTTTTAAGGTCATTCCATCTTGAACAAATGTTTCTTGTGTCAATTTATCACCTCGCTTTATCTATTTGTTGATTGTATTGTATTACAGTTAAACTGTAATGTCAACAGTTTTTTTGTAAAATCTAAAAAAAATAATTGATTTTTTTACAGTTTAAATATATGATATAGATAGTAAATAAAAAATTTAAAAATCACAGAGAGGTGAAAGCAATGAGTGATTTAGGAAATAAAGAAATATTCGCTAAAAACCTAAGATATTATATGAATTTATATAATAAGACTAGAAATGAAGTAGCCAATGATAACAACGTATCATATACAACTCTTGCTAGTTGGTTAAATGGTGATAACTATCCACGCATTGATAAGATTGAAAGATTGGCTAATTACTTTAGAGTGAATAAAGCTGATTTAATCGAAAACAAATACTCTGACAAAGAACCATATTATAATGATCCATCTGTTACAGAATACGCACAAGCGGTAAAAGATAACCCAAATCTTAAATTACTCTTTGATGCAAGTAAGGATATGTCCAAAGATGATATTGAATTTGTAATAAACACTATCGAAATGTTAAAGAAACGTGAGGGTAAATAATATGGAATTGCTATTATCTGTTATATCTATAGTGGCTTATTTCTTTGGCTATCCTACTGTTGCAGGTATTGTAGGTATCATAGCTACTATATTATTTGTATTATTTTATTCAAAACAAAATAAACCTTATGCAGTTTTTGTTCCGTGGTTAATCATTTCAATTCTACTAAATGTATTATTTATTAATTACAAACCTAATTTTGTATTAAGCATAGGTATTGTTTCTTCAATGTCTATATGGCTTACTTCTGTTTTAGTTTGGTTGTTCAGTTTAATAACAAGTAAATAATGAGGAATTTTATACACATTCTTTTATGTACAATATCCCCATAAGGGGGTTAAGTATTATGAACATAGTTTTGATTTACACTAAGTTAAGACCTACACAAACTGCGGTATTAAAACTAAATGATGATGGTACTTATACCATTCTCGTTAATAGTGATAAGCCTATTGATGTACAACGCAAAGGTATACTACATGAGATAGGTCATATATTAAATGATGATATGTATAGTCATGCTCATATTGATTTAATCGAACGCATGGCACACGCTAGGGAAATTGAGTTTGAGGGTATCAACTTCTACACACATATATTGTGAGGTACACTATGCAATATAACTTTACAATACGCAAAAAAGACAAAGGCTTTCAAATCATTGTAGCGTACAAAGACGGCTACAAATGGAAACAAAAGTCTAAGCAAGGCTTTAAAACTAAACGTGAGGCTAAGGAATACGGACACGTTATAGTTAAAGAATTAGACAAAACCGCACTACTTACAAAAGACACAGAATTAAAAGAATTAACTTTCAAGGAATTTGCGGATATGTTCCTTGAAATAAAAAAGGCACACGTTGCGCATAGTACTTTGGTTATGTACAATCACGCTATATGTGCTTACAAATCAATTCACGATATGAAATTATCAGATGTTAAGCCACTACATATCCAAAATGTAATAAACAAAATGGCTACATCACCTACTACCATTAATTCGTATTACAAAGTAGTGGAAAGGATATTCTATATAGCTATCAACCCATACAAGATAATTAGTGATAACCCATGTACTGGTGTTAGGTTGCCACGTATTGAACGTAAGAGTATGATCCATACAATCTCTGATGAAGATTTAAACCAATTCGCTAAGTATATGCGTGAGAAATATCCACAAGCCTATTATTTCTTACAAATAGCACGATATACAGGAATGAGGTTTAGTGAAGTGTATGGACTAACTTGGAATGATATTAGCCTAGAAAATCGCCAAATTCACATCAATAAGCAACTTTCTTTCCGTAAAGGTGTTATCACCTTTGAGAAAACAAAAACTGCCAATTCGGTGCGATTTTTGCCAATTCCGCCTATACTGGAGAATATACTTATAGAGTATAAATCACATGAGTTAGAGTTTGAACATGACCTTGTGTTAAACCCATATAAAAAGAATGGTGTTAAATGGCAAATAAACACCTACTTAAAACGCTTTGGAGATAACCTATCAGCACATAACCTTAGACATACCTATGCTACAAAGCTATTAGCCAATGGACTAGATGTGAAAACTGTATCATCATTACTAGGTGATACACCACAAATGGTGATGAAAACCTATGTGCATTATAACGATGAAATGAAAGCAGCAGCATCAAATGCAGTTGCTAATATTTTTAAATAAAATTTTTGACGATTTTTGACGAATTGAATATCTAACCATTAAAAGATACAGTAAATAAGCATTTCTTTAAACTTACAATCTTAACGATCATAAAAGGTTATATTGCTTGATTTTATTTCAAATTTCAAAATACATTGTAATAATCAAAGTTTTATATCGTGGTTTATCAAAACCATTTACACAAAACACAATATTTTAAAATCAGTTTTTGACGAATTTTTGACGGCAATAAAAAAGAGGGTAGCAATTACGCTACCCTCAATTTGTTTTATTTATCTAATTCTACTAAGCGGTGTAATTCACCATTAACAAACCACATTTCACAACGCACGTTGTTTTGGTCAACCAAAGTTGCCATGTATAACCCATCTTTGTTTGGTTGAATATCTTCTGCGAATTGATGTGTTTTTCCCTCGAATGTAAATACTTGTGCCATAATGCTTTCCTTTTAATCAATATATCCTAACTGTCAACTAACAGTTGATTGTTGCAAGCCGTGCAACTCGGAGATAGATTAGATCACCATGCCTTTACTGTATAAAGTACACTACCACCTTTGAATTGTGTTCCCTCGAAATGCCCTAGCATTTCAACTCTACCAGCTTGATAACCGATAGTTTCATACATTTTCTTATCAATCACAGTAACACCAGCTTTTATCTTATGTTCTTTGTTTAGATTAATTTTATACACATCGACTTTTTGCTCGTCTGTGTTGGCCACTACTGCGGTTCTATCAGATTTTTCTGTGGCCACTTTAGGCAAGTTAGGGTTGCTATGTGCAATATCCTTTTTAACCTTTTCTGCAGCTTGTTCAACTGTAGGTGCTTGCGTATAATATGTCGCTATTGGTTGAGTTCTTTCCTTTATAGAAATAACTTCTTGTGCTTGTTGTTCCGTTACATGAATTGCTTTTGATAATTCTGTAGGTGATTTAGATTGTTGTTGCGTAATTACAACTGGCTTTTCAACTTGTCTTTTATTGTACAAGTGATAGCATCCCATACAAGCAAGCATAAACACTAACATCGGAATTAGCACCTGTGCGGTGCGTTTGTGTGTTTTGATATAAGTTAGTACCTTACGTAGATAAAACATTCACCTATGCCCCCTCTACCTCTTCCATTAGCATTTTTAACGCTTTGAATTTCTCATCAGCAAATCGATTGTTTAGGCTATCTCTTAATACACTACTATTCCAAACTGGACTCATGCATGTATCATATATGCTTGCTATTAAATCGTAGTCATAACGCTTATCATCAACATATGACAAATTAAAATGGTCGGTATCTTTTGTAACTAAATCGCCATTGCTATCCATGTTAGCACCTAAATATTGATTTAATTTTTTCTCCATATCAACCAATGCATCATGGAACATATTTTCAATTTCACCTACACCATATTGAACCGCTCTACTCCATATAACATCTTTTAATACATTAGAGTGCTTTTCAACATTAAACAAACTCATTTTCAATCGCTCGCAAGCTACATCATAATAAGCATGTTTAATATAGTCATGCTGCATTTTTTCAAAGCCTACCGCATCAAGTGTACCTAGTTCTTGCCACTTAGCAATAAAGCCATCAGAATTGATTTCTCCACTATCAATCAAGGCTCTTGCATAATCGGTGTAAAAGTCACCTTGTTTTAAACCCCAACCAAGGAACGCATCAACACTACCACAATTACTTGCTAATTGATATGTTCCATAAGAGATACCGCCAGCATCATTGATGCCACTAGATACACACGCTGGATCACCATTACTTTCATATTCAGCACTTAACTGTCCTAATTCAGCCATTGTAATTACTCCTTTTCTTTGTCATTGCTGCCCCCATTTATATATTGGGAACGCTTAACACCACCAGTAGCGCCGATATAACCGCCTAACACACCAACTATTACGCTTGCCAAGTCCTTTTGTTCAAGATAAATAGTCATGATTAGTGCGGCTGCAAGTGCCACTAAGGTTATAGTGTCCTCATAATTAATTTTCATTTAATCGCATCCTTTATTGAT